CAATTGTGGTCTGCCCATGTAGTGGGTGGGTTTCTGGATAGAACCTACCTCCCGATGGCATCTCCACAAACTCTGTTGGAACAACAAACGAGAAACCTGGGGTTTCTTGATGAGCTTGTGGAGGGGCAGAGTTATCTTGTGGGGTCGGGTTCCCCATTCGATCTCTATTCCGTGACAATATACACCTCTTCTTCTATTTTATTTATTATATCACAAGTCTATTAGACTTTAAAGAACTCTTGACCGCCACCAACTGTTGCAGCTGATGGACCGGCTGTCTCGACGCGAGCCCAGTCATACCGAAGACTAACAGAGATCTCTGTCAAATCATCGTTGCCGTACTCTAGGTTGTCACCATACTTGACTTCTGTAACAAAAGAGTTCCATAGTGTCCAAGTTTCAAGTGGGTTACCATCTGAATCAAGCTGAGTAATGATAACTGTACCAAGAGCCGCTGCAGACTTCGCCTTAGAGATACTTGTCATTGTCTCGGCGTCTGTAGGGGGAGTATACCCGGAGCCCTGAATGATTGCTGATAAGGTAGCAGTCAGATCTGGATCAACTGGGTCGACCATAGTCACAGTAATTGGTTCCCAAGTAACATTACCTGGGTAGTAAAAAGTGTGGTTTAGGTACTTATGCTCAGCTGCGTTAATTGCAAATGATGGCTTTCCACAAGACTTGGCGTACCAAAGCTTAGCTCCACCTTGAGCAGCTTGAATTCCTTGGAATTCAACAGAGAATCTAAAGTTTCTCTTTGGATCGTTGAGAGAAGCGTTCTCTCCGAAATTTTCAGACCAGAATGGCATGTTGGGTTACTCCTGTTAATCTATTTTTAAGTAGTGATTCGGGGGGAAATTCCCCCGACATTTTATCAATCATCAAACGAGGCACCGGTTGAGGCAACCACGAAGTCAATCGCGATGTACTCAATGGCACGTGCTGGTTTGACCATAATCTTCGCATACATGATGTTCTGATCAATAAGGTCTGGGGTTGTTGTTGTCTCGTCGAGAATCAAGCGGTAATCAGTGATACCGAACTGAACCTTAACATTTGCTAGGAACGGCTCAACTAGTGACCTAAAGCGGTTCCAAGTAGACTGCACGTTCTGCTCGAATAGAACCTGAGTAGAGAGAATGGAAATCTGCTTCTTAAGGTAGATTACCAATCGTCTTACATTGATTCTATCAAGAGCCGACTGGTTCTCCTGAAGAGTCTTCTGTCCAAACGCTACAATGCCGGTAGAAGGGAAAGAGGCGATTGGGTTAATGCTAGCCTCGTACAACTTGTCTCTCTCCTTGGATGTTAGTCTCTCAGTTACGTTCGTAACTGGGATTCCTGCTGCACCATCAGAAAGACCGCCGCGATTGAAGCCGGCTGGAGCATACCAAAGGTGGGTGGAAGCCTGAGAACTAGCTAAGACTCCCAACATTGCGACAGAAGGCGGAATCCAGAGAAGGCGTCCGCTAGCGTCGTCACGAGTCTGAACCCATGGGTAGAAGGTCGCTCCATAAGAGGAGTCAATTCTTCTGCCCTTAAGCGCTTGGGCTACGGAATCCACACCGGAGCCGCGACGAGCCGCTCTAGATGCGTTGTATGCCTCGTGAGCAGGGGTGTAAACATCCGAAAGGTCGATAATCGACATTGCGTCTGCGCGATCCTCACACACATTCACCAAGTGAGTCGTAAGGGTATCATTAGTCAACCCAGGGACGGTCATTAGGTTCATATCCAAGGACTCAGGGTCAGCAACTGTATCGATTGATCTCTTGAGAGTGTAGTACGGAGAACTAGTTGTCTCAGAAGCGCTGGTCAGTCCTGCGTTGTAGAAAGGATCTGGCTTGATAAGATCGAGTCCATCAAAACCACCGAATACCGGAGAAGTGAACCTGTCGTAACCTGCATCTAGCAGAGTCTTATATGTTCCGCCGGCGTTTATACTAACAGCATCGCCGCTGGCAAAAGAGCCAGACTCGTAATAATATCCTGTGCCACTGTTCTTTCTAACATCGTTTAGAGAGAAGACATATGCGTACTCTGAGCCAGCTGGGGCGCTAGTAGAAGTGTCCACGCTCTGTAGAAATCTTCCATCCAACATACCGTGGACATCTCCAACACTCAAGTCCGCTCTTGTGGAAGCAGCAGTTCGGGTGTTCATCATTCCAAAGTATGCGTTTCTTGCGTCAGCTAGTCCGCCATCAGAAGCGCTAACGCGCAACCTAACAGACGGGAATACTAGTGAACCGGATACACCAACTGCTCCGCTGGACTCCAAGACGCTAGCTCCGGCACCTACAAGAGTAGAGCCCCAGTGGATCATTCTCCCGACAGGAGCGACGGCGAGGTCAATAATTTTCGCATCTGAGTACTTGGGAGGACCAAAGTAACCAAATGGCAAGTACAGTGCATTTGTTGCACCCTCTTCCACATCAGGGTTGCACTCAACATAGACATACTTAGACTGACTCTGGTAGTCGCCATAGGTCTTTAGTCTGCGCTGTGTCTCATCCCATACAGAGTACATGTTACCGATTTTCCTAGCAACAAAGTTAGGAGAAGATGGGTCGAGAGTAAGGTTGTCGAACCTCTCAAGAACTTGCACGCGGTTATCGGTGTCATTGAGTCGACGAAGAACCACAGAGAACGTTCCATAATCTGTTGTTGTGGTTGTAGACGCTCTGATTTTTTCGATAGACACCTTGACGTTCTTGTTTAGCCACTCTCCGTGTCCTCGTCCAATGAGGCGGAATAGTTTCTGCTGATCTTGCGGCTGCCAACCGGCTGCCACACCATCCAGATCCTGACCAATAAACCAGCCAGTGTTTGCTTCTTGATGTGGGACTCGGTTCTCGTGAGGTCCCGTTGTCGCAGCAGAGTCTAAAGCAAGAGGCAGAATTACCGCGTGCTTAGTTCCGGTGTCCAATGATGCATCTCGGACTTCCTGCTCGAAAGTCTGACCTAGCCAATATGGAGCGAAGGAAGAAGAGGGGTAAAACTCGCCCTGGTCTGATGCCAGTTGCGGGTTTGTACTAAATACTTTACGGATGAAGGTGTCAGCGCTATCATCAAAGCCAAACTTGATTTTCTTGTTCCAAGAGCCGATAGAGCTAGTTACCACTGCGGTAATCAACCCATCAGACCCAATGTCCATAACTTTCCCGATGCCCTGAGCAGGCACGACCGTACCAGAGCCGATTAGGTTACCACTTAGCTGAATGGAGGCAGACTTGTTTAGATAGAAAACAGCAGCCAAGCTACCAGTACCGATTCCGCCGGCGGCAATGCTGAAAGAAGCACTTGGGAACAGGAACAAGCCGTAGGCTCCTCCGTTCTCTGCCAAAGTAGTTGCAGGATCCTTAACAGTCTCCCAACCAGCTTTTCCGTCTGCAGTTGCGTCTGCGGACTCTTCACCCAATAGGCGGATATAAGTAAGAGGGGCAACGTTGGAAACTAAAAATGCCTTTGCTGCGTATGTTCCGTACATGGGAGACTGATAGTTACCATCTCTGGATACATCTCCGCCAGCACCACCGGGTACTGTGTCACCAAACATCTCAACAAATTCTGAATAAGACTGAACCTTGATCGGCTGCAGTGCTAGTCCGCGCGTGGAACGACCGACAACGACTGGTCCAATCGCGTCCGATGATCTCGGGATAAATGAGTTATCAATCTCGTTGATAAACACCCCAGGAGATACAAATTTAAAACTCTTTACTGACATATTTAGTTTTCCCTCTTTATAAAACGGTATTAATTGATGTTTCAATCATACTTTAAATAGTATTTTCGTTTTCAAAAGGATATCAGGATGTCAAGAAAAACAATGGATTTAGTTCCTGAACCTATTTATCGTCCTCAAACCACGTGATATTTCCGACAGGTACTGTACTTTCTTTTGGGAACTGGTATTCGACTGTGTTTTCATCAATCCTGACAATAGGTCGATCATCGTTGATTCCCTCTCCGATTAGATAGCCAAGAACTCGGATGTTGACTTCTGTGTTGAAGAGTCTAGTTTCCTCGTTTAATGAGGCTAGGTTATTAGAATGAGTAAAGTTCTGTTCAATAAACACTTCATAGTTGTGCCCATTTCTATGCAGGGATAGCGCGTTTATCTGCCCTGTGCGAGTAATAAACGGTGTTACTAGATCGTTCATTTGTTGTTGGTATTCTGTCGTAATCCTTAACTTGTATTCTACGTTAATATAAACAGGGATCGGAATTGAGATTGTTTTGATAACGATCTTATGGTTTTTTCTCGGGTAGTACAGCTGATCTGCCCCAGAGGGATTGTTCCTGGTGTTGGCGACGGTTGCGAAGTTCCTTGTCTTATCCTGAACTATTTTCTTGGCAATCACAAACCTTCCTGCGCGACCATTTCTATCGTCAGAAAAATAATGCGCCTGAAAGGAGCCCTTTCTCTCGGGATCTTTAACTATGCCGGTCCTTTCAATGCTTATCAGCGGAAGCTTGAGAGCACTGTTGTCGTCTCTTAAGTCTGCCTTGTTCTTGATCTGATATGACCTCTCTGGAACTTGCCAAAGAACTGGAATCTCTCGTCTACCTTCGTTTGTGATTGTGTAGAGATTGAGATCCTTCTTTAGCCACGATGTGATCACATAGTCAACATCTTCGATGGTAGACGAGTACATTCCCATCTCTTTCAGAGAGAACGTGTGAGAGCCAGTTGGCAACATGGCGAAATCAAAGTTATTAGGTAGCATCGAATAGTCCCTGTCTGGATCGCTTGCAAGTAGCGGTGATTTCGAAATCTCGATTTGCCTGCCCAAATAGTAGGCGAGGCTCCACCAACTTAACTATCTCATAATAATTATCGTTATACAAAACAAAATCACCTTCTCGAACATATATGTTTTGATCCTCTTCAACTCTCCTCTTGTGAAAGTGAATATTGATCTCCCAAGTTTTATCAATTCCGAAGCCTTCCATATAATCTGTAGAGAAGTCTGTGTATTCAACGAGAGCATATACTCGGACTGGTGGCAAATAGGTTTTCTCGATTGCTTCCCCATACAGATCGTGAAAGTTAGTAGTTTCCATATCAATAGAATAATACAGTATCTGTTGCCCAATGACCTTTTCAATAAGTTCATCGTTGACTTGCTTTACTAGGTCTCTCTCCTTTTTACCTAAGAACAAGGGAGGAGGTGGAGATGCTGGTCTTTTCCATTCGTCTGACATCTACTGTTATCCCACAAATATTGGCAAGGGGGTTATCTTAAGAACATTGGCAGCTGCGTCAGTAACTTCCTGATCTTGTTTAGCTAGGGCTGGGTACTCGACTTCCTTCAGCAACTCTTTTAGTTTCTCTTTGAGTTCTGATTGCTCTTCTTTCGCTTGTGATAGGAGATCTGAGTGATTCAGCGTTACGCTTTCGCCAGGAATCGGAATTGTTGTAAACTTGCCGCGAATCTGCCCCAACATCTCCTTGCAGAGCGCTAAGCAATACTTTCTTATCCACTGCATACCCATTGAGTTGATATTTTCGTATGGCAAGTTATCAAATGGTATTGTATTCAAGTTGTTGATGCCATCGACACCGCTGTTGTAGGAGCCTGTAGCGAACGGTTCTAGGTCTACTTGGAACCTAAACCAGATTCTTTCTGCCAATCCGTCGGAGCTATAGTGACTTGGGGTTGGGAATAGTCTCAACTCGTTGTTTGTGAGGTCGTAGGAGTAGTGTGAGGTGCGTGTATAAATCGAATCCTCGTACATAATCGCTTGCATTTTATTTTGCCACGTAGGGACAACCTCGAAGGTAGAATCATCGGCGTACTGACCGTAGGTTGAAGAGTTGCCCACAACTCCGATGCCTCCGTAGTAACCGTAGAAGCGCCACATAGCACGCGGAGACTTAAAGAAAACCTGCGTGATAAGTACACGGCTATCTCCGACTTTGCCTGAGTAATCAACTGCAGTTCCTTCATCATCGACGCCCGAAGTTGATGCACTCTGAATAATCGATTGCAGGTTATAACTTTGCTTATTCTTTACTGGCTTAAACGATGCAGAATATATAGGAGTTGTGCCTCCGAAACCGCCAGCGGTGGCTGCTCCGTCACCAACCCTGCGAGAATAGCCAAGAGAAAATCGAGGATACTTTAAGTTCGAACCAGACGGACCTGATGTTAGGTCTCCTTTATGATCGAAAGTTCCTGTCGCTTGTCCCAGGATAGAAGATAATACATTCTTTCCCTGGTGTGTGTTGATTATATATGAGTATTCTAGAACAGCTTCTTCGTATGCCGCATAGACGTTTGAGGGTGTCAACTCGATGTCTACTACATCTCCACCCAACTTCTTGTAAACATAAGCAACTTGAGTGGCTGCGCCGCTGATAAATTCATTGGAGCTGCTGTATACCCCAAACGGTAACGATGCTGCTACATTTGCAGTACTCCCCGTAGAGGTTAAGACAATCGCGCTGGTTGTGCTTTTTGGTTCTAAGTTGGTTGGCATGCAAGAGACCTCCTATTGTTTAAGTAGTGATCACATAAACAAAACCCCCAGCGGACTGGGGGCTCTGATTACAAATGATCGATATTTTCAGCCTTTCTTAGAAACTGTTTTTCTTTTTGTCCTCGACTTTCTTGCAGGAATCTTCTTTTCCTCGGCACTTACACTTGGTAGTGGGGCTGCTTCTTCGAGTTCTGGCTTAGCCTCTGCTAGCTCAGGCTCAACAACACTCTCTACGATATGCTCGGCAGGCTTTGCAGTTTCCAAAACAACTGGCTCGACCTCTGCTACTAGTGATTCCATGCTCGACTGCATACGTGCGCGGTGCTGCATACGTTTCCAACTTTTACCCATAATGATCTCCTTTGATTCTTTTGATAATATTTATTAATAAATTGTTTAGGTTATGGCACTATGCTAATACTGATGCATCATTGATTATGCCATCGATATACCAATTGGTGCCATCGCTCCAAAACTCTAACCTATCTCCGATGGCTTTATTAGAGCCGAGTGTGATGCTTTTCCTGTCGACGACCGCAACGCGGACGATTGTTGTCGCATTAGTGTTGTGTCGATAGTTTCCTTGTAGGATCGTTGCTTCGCTATCCGTCTGAATTTTATGCAACTGGGCTGTGGCTGCGTATATTTCGA